CGACTGGTATCTGGCACAGCTGGATGAGCTGGTTAACCGCCTGTTCTTGGCTAATCGTGAGCCGATGTCAGTGGAAGACGTGCGAGTACTGGTTGGCGGCGACGCTATCGAAGATGCAGTAGACGAGGGCGGTCCGTCAGACGACGATTGGGAACCAGTCTAAGCTAAATGATCGGAGCTGCCTTCAGCGGTTGGGGATTCCTAGCCGCTGATCCGACCCCAGAACGACCATCGCTGGTGCAGCACAAAGGATGGTCCCTAGTTTCCGGAGTGCTACGCGCCCGGCTTGGGCACGTAAAACTACCGCACTGACGAGTGTGGGTTTCCCGAAAGCGGCTGAAAGGTGCACGTAGGGTTGTGTCAGGGGTAGGTAACAAACACTTCGACTGCCACGTAGAGCCGAAGAACAAAAAGCCACCCCTCTACTTTTAGGAGAGAGAAATGATTAAACATTTTACCGAACAGGATGTACGAGGCATGGATGATCTAGACCTGTGGTTCGGTGGTACTGGGTACTACTACTCGGACGAGACGAGTAACTGGGTAGGTCCGTACAACACGTACGAGGAAACCGAGACGGCACGAGGGACTCATGATGAGTACTATTAATCGCCTGTACAATGTAGGCAATCCGTACCAAGGCAAGACCAAGAAGGTGCTGTGCGTGTGCTCGGCTGGGCTGTTACGCAGCCCAACACTGGCCAACGTGTTGCATCGAGAGTTCGGATACAATACAAGGGCTGCCGGGTACAGCAGCGAGTACGCTCTGGTACCTGTCGATGAAGTTATGGTTGCGTGGGCCGACGAGATCGTATGCGTACACTTCATGGTGTACGAGAACCTGAAACAAGTGGTTGATCTGAAGGATGCTAGGGTAATTATCCTAGACATTCCAGACACCTATGCGTACATGGACGAGACATTGCAGCAAATGCTTCTTAAGCAATACCAAGACCATGTGATCATGGAGAGGGCAAAGAAGTGAGCAAGAAACATCTAGCAGGGGACGTACAAAGGACGTGGGCAGCGAGCGCTGCCAATCACAAGCCTCCCATGGAGCGTAAGTGTCCGTGTTGTGGAGGGCCGAATCTAACCCAAAAGCGCTGCTGCTCAACGAGATGCTTCGTGGCGCTAACCTTGAACGAGAATATTAAGCGAGAGGCAAAATGAGGAAGATGGCAGTAGTAGGTAGTCGCGGAATAGCCATGGACTATGGGCTGGGTATATTGGAAGATTTCCTAGTAGATATATCTCAGCCGTTTCTTGGACTAGATGTAAACATGGTAGTAAGCGGCGGGGCCAAGGGCGCTGATGCTGTGGCGGAGCAATGGGCCAAGAAATACAACTTCCCCATCACGGTCTTTGAGCCTGATTGGGAGAAGCACGGCAAGGCGGCGGGCTTCGTAAGGAATGCCCAGATAGCGGACTATGGCGATTTCTGTGTCGCCCTATGGGACGGGAAATCCAAAGGGACACGCAACACTATCGACCTGTTCCTAGATCGTGGCAAGCCGGTGCACGTGTTGATCATTCCGTTGGCGGAGGAAGTATGAGAGGACTACGACGCAAAGACATTGAGAAGTACGTTGACGCCGTGTTCCCTATGCTATCCAAGACACCGATCTATCGACTCAAACCGTCGGGTCAGATCGTGCTGGGTCCTGAGTGTAGGCGGGGATTGGTGCAACGAATCAAACGAAATTATGGCAAGAAACGGAGAGGAGAACTGTGATGGGTGATGATAATATCTACTACGAGAACGATCTGTTTGCGGTAATTCCCGCACTGTTCACCGACCCCGTACTTAACGAGACGGTGGAAGCGTACGGAGTTCTCAACAAGGCAACCGGGATACGTGAGGCGGAGGCTCGTAGGTTCTTCACCGCACGGACACTGGCTGATGGGTTCGAGGATCAACACAAGAACCCCGAGAAGTACCTGTCTCCGTCAAGTGCTCAAGCAGTAAACGACGGCCCGAGGATGCATTGATGACCCGTCGTATCGTACTGATAGACGGGGATATCTTGTCGTATCGTGTCGGGTTTGCATGTGAACACAAGCAGTACTACGCCTGCGTAGATGGCGAAGACATGGTGTTCGACGGCAAGGCCGAGCTTAACAAGTACGTCAAAGAGAACGAGTGTGAAGAGGTTGAGTGGGAGAGTCAGCTGAAGGTGGAGCCGTTGAAGTTCGCGCTAGCCACAGCTAAGAACATGGTGGCCAACATCAAGGCTGCCACCAAGGCTGACGAGGTAGAGATATATGTTACGGGGACCGGCAACTTTCGTGAGAAGGTAGCCACCGTACTCAAGTACAAAGGCAATCGTGACGACAAGCGGCGTCCCTTGCTGCACTCGGACATCATCCAGTACCTGATGGATTACCAAGCCGCTGTCATGATCAACGGCGCAGAAGCAGATGATGAGTTAGCAGACAGGCAGCTAGAGTGTGCGGCAGAGGGCATCGAATCGGTGATCGCATCCGACGACAAGGACCTGCTGCAAATTCCCGGACTGCACTTCAACATTAGGTCAGAAGAAAAGATCAGGGTTACCAATGAAACAGCTGCAAAAAACAAGTACCTACAAATGCTTATCGGAGATAGCACGGACAATATTCCGGGCATTTACGGACTTGGGCCGATTAAAGCTGAGAAGGTTCTCGAAGGGGTAGACCCTAGCCAGTACCGTAATACGGTGGAGACGGCGTGGCACGACTACTTTACTAACGGCGTTAAGTTGCCCGAGTGGCTGATCAAGTATGATCCGGAGTCCACGAATCTGGACTATACAAACAAAGATGGAAAGAAGCATTTTTACGGTTTGTTAGATTTCGTGGACGAAATAGAAGCACTGATCACGGTAGGAGTAAGGAATGGGAAGGCGGATCAAGCACATAGAACATGAAGGCATCACATATCGTAGCGGCTTTGAAGCAAAGATAGCCGAGTCATTAACGGAAGCAGGGATACCGTTCAAGTACGAAGACAAGATCATCACGTACCTTGAGCCAGCAGTTACACGAAAGTACATCCCGGACTTTGAACTTCCAAACGGAATCATCATAGAGGCAAAAGGTAGATGGACACTGCACGACAGAAAAAAGATGGCCCTTGTTATGGAGCAGAATCCCAAGCTGGATATTCGTATGTTATTCCAGAGGGATCAGTTCCTGAACAAAGGCTCGAAGACACTGTACAGCGGGTGGGCCGAGAAGCGGGGAATCAAGTACGCGGTCGGAGAGTTGCCCGAACAGTGGCTGAAAGAAGCGAAGGCCAAGAGGGGGTGATGCACACATTCTCTAATACAGCCGTAGACCTGTTGAACTTTACAGCAGATATGGTTGTCAAAGAGGATATCACTCAGGCGTTGTTTAGGAACATCCGATTCAACGGCCATATCAATAACGGCTTTACTGTGTATGAGCACAGCATGATCGGGGCAGCGTGGGCCGAAAGCCCGAGGCATAAACTAGAAGCGTTGCTGCACGATACAGGAGAGGCATACACGGGTGACATTATCCTGCCCATGAAGGAGTGCTTCCCGGAGATTGCGGAGTTCGAGGATAAAATCACGGCCGTTATCTTCGACAAGCTGTGGCCGGGCAATGGCCTGACGGCTGGCGGGGTGTACAAGAAGAGCCCGTACATGGTGCAACTGGATCGTGACATGGCCGGATGTGAGTCCTTTCACTTCCGTCCTACCCATGCATTCACCCAACGCACCTATGAGAAGCAGAGCGAATGGTACGATCTGTACCTAGACCTTGAGAATAAGCTGCTGAATTCAGAGCTGTGTGATCCGGAACATCCGCACTATCTGTTCTGGAGCACGTATAACAAACTGTTGAGGGAAGTTAATGGATAAGATTACAATTATTGCGTTGACGGGCAAAGCCCGTAGTGGTAAAGATACTGCGGCCAATGTAATCCGCAATCGGCTGGAGTACTACAATGACTCAGTGGACTTCCCGCACATGTTTGTGTACGGGTTCGAGTCGTTTGCTGCTCCGCTCAAGAGCATGGTTGCCATGCTGCTAGACTTCTTCGGTCTTGGCTCAGTAATGCAGCCCGAAGAACTGTGGCCGTACATCGAGGGCGACAAGAAGGAAGTCGTAATCGAGACCATCGGAGCAAGTCCTCGTGGCCTGCTGCAAACTCTTGGTACCAACTGGGGCCGGCAGATGGTGAACGAGAACATCTGGCTGAACTGTATGCGTACTAGGCTGGAGGCGTACCCTGCCGCACTGGACATGGGTTACGAAGGTGCCGTGATAGTCATCACGGACTGCCGGTTCGACAATGAAGCTGAGTTGATTCACGAGATGGGCGGTAAGGTGATCCGCGTTGTGCGTGATGATGCTCCCGAGCAAGTGGGTGTGGCTGGCCATCCTTCCGAGGAAGGCGTTGCCCCGCACCTGATCGACGTAACTGTCGATAATAATGGGACTGTGGAGGAGTTCCAAGAGGCGCTCATCTGGGCGCTTGGAGACCTGTTGCCAGCTATTCCCGAACCCGCGCAGCTTGGTCTGCCGTGGGACGAGCCGGAGCGGGACGATACAATTACAATTGAACCCGAGGAAGCAACCAATGCTGTCGAAGAACGATCTGAGGCATGTGTTTGAGGCGTTAGACGACGCCGAGGTAGAGTTCGACGAGCTCATGAAAGAACGTGAGTGGTTCGTGACCTACGTAGTAGATAAGTTAGCGAGTGCCAAACAGATCATCCGAGAGGAACTGGAGTCATATGACAAAGATAGGGCTAGTTCTGTTCGACAATAAGGGCGACAAAGCCCTTGATGCATACCCCGATGGCGTAGAGTTTTACACGTACCATCAGGACTTCGGGGATGAGGTAAGCGTTCTATTCTCCCCACAGCACACGAGTCAGGTTGTGCGATATGGGCCGCCGTTCGATTGGCTGGTGGAGTTGCTGCAAAAGAAAACTGAAGGTGAGGGGCTGGCTGTAGTATGGCTGCCTCCTCGCAAGAACAGTGAGCAGGAACTTGCCCAACTGGTAGAGGCCGGCCTTATCAGCCATCGTACCGTGATCAGAAAAGGAAAAGGGTATTATGACAATCGACGTGATTAAGCCGGAACTGAAGCAGCACGGAACGGAAAGACAGAATGAGTATCTGGACGCCGTGCTGAAATACGGGTCCGCGACTAAAGCCGCCGACAAGTTAGGTGTGAATAGGCGCACGGTAGACCGTGCCATCTCCGCCATCAAGCGGGCTGCGATTGAGGCCGGTGACATAGCCGTGCTGGATGATCACCCCAAGGTGTTGCTGCTGGACATTGAAACAGCGCCCATCCTTGCGGACATCTGGCGGTTGTGGGAAGAGGTTCGCAGCCACAACAACATCGAACGGGACTGGTACATTCTGTCGTGGTCAGCCAAGTGGCTGGGAGACGACGAGTTTATTACCAAGTCGCAGCGCTCGTACAAGGGGTACAAGCCGGGCAGTGAGGATGACTCCAAGCTGCTGGCCGATATGCGTACCCTGCTGTGCGAAGCTGAGTACGTGATTGCACAGAACGGGGACAACTTCGACATCAAGAAACTGAACGCCCGTATGTTGCTGAACGGACTCAATCCGCCCACCCCGTATCGTTCTATTGATACGTACAAGATCGCTAAGCGAGTCTTCGGGTTTACATCCAACAGTCTGGATTACCTAGCGTATGTGCTGCTCGGCGAGAAGAAGATCAAAACCGATCTGGACTTGTGGAAAGGCGTGATCCGTGGTGACGCGGGAGCGTGGGAAGAAATGGAACGATATAACCAGCGGGATGTAGAGCTGCTGGAAAAGGTGTACCTTAAACTGAGAGCGTGGGATCACTTGCACCCGAACATGAACCTAACCACGGCCAACGACAACATGGCATGTAACGTTTGCGGAAGCAACCATGTCAAGCCGACTGGCGATACCGTTGCGGTTGGACAAGCAGGTCTGTACCTCGGGTACGTGTGCAACGACTGCGGCCATCAGCTTAGGGGTAGAACAAATATACGAACCCTATCGCAAAAAAATGCTGGACTGGTGAATGCAAAATGAACCCTGAACTGGTAGTAGTGGCTGAGTCCGCTAAATTTCTGTTGTTGCTCACCGCGCTTGGAGCCGGCGTTGCCGGCTTCTTGCTCGGATACCTGACCAAGAACTTCAGCATTGATAAGAAGCTGCGAGAGCTAGAGAATGTGCTGGAGAAGGAAACGGGAAAGGTCCTAGATGACTACTTCGAGGAGTTGTACTGATGAGTGATGAAATCAAAGTAACACCGCCCGAGCTAAGTCTGGACGAGTATGTCGATCTGCTTCCCGAAGATCACCGAGCCCGTCGGGCGCTTAAGCGGCTTAATGACCGAGAGGATTGGTTGTGCTGTTTAGAAATGGCCGGGGTAGATAACTGGTCGGGGTTCGATTATGCTAGAGACCTACGGGATGGGAAAGAACGTTTCTAAGTGGCATCCCAAGTACCTTAAGAGACTGGCCTTGGTGTACCTAGACAAGTACGACACGCTAGGATACATCGAGGCCACTACTTGGTACAAGGGCTTCTTGAATCACGAACTGAGAGAGCAGGTACGTCCAGTAGTACAACATCTAGTCGAAGAGAGGAGCAAGAAAAAGAAACCATGATGAGAAAGCTGCAGAAGATAGAAATAAAAAAGCGCGGCCCAAGAGTCGCGCTTTATTCTTTGTGCTCCCCGGTTCATAACAACGCCGAGGTTCACGATCTAGTATTGGCTATGATCCACCAGCTACGTGATGAAGGACTTGATGGCCTGTCGGCCAACGAGTGCGGTGTCAACAAGCAGCTGTTCATTACCGATGTGCCCGGAGACCACATCCGTATCTTCATTAATCCCGTAGTGACCGTTGTAGATCACGACATGGATGAGCACCTAGAAGTGTGCGCCTCGTACGACAAAGCTCGTATGCGCTTCCGACACAACCACGTGATCGTGGATGCCACTAATTTCAAGGGCGAGAGGTTCTTGGTAGATACCTCCAGCCCTGTGTATCCAGAGGACGTGGGCCGTAGACTAGCTGCTCGCATTCAGCATGAGATGGAGCACATGTTCGGAATGGATATTAGGGACGAACCTGACGTTGCTGCTGGGCAAACGGCATTGGTCGATCTGCTAATTACTCCTGAGAGACGTCCCGACTAGTTGTCGTTATTCAACGAACGGCTGTGAATCCACTTAATGCCGCCTCCGGGAGACCTGAATCCATGCCACGCACCAAGGGTGCCGTAGTATTCCATGCCTCCGGCCGCGTTTTGTCTTCCTCCTGCGAGTTCACGCAACGACTCAGCACTGCCAGGATTATTAGCAACAGCCTGATTGATCTGATCGTTACCTGACGGTGGTAGGTTATCAGCGGGGCTCTGCCACTGGTTGTTCTGCCAATACTGGCGATTGAGCGCTCGTCCAACCAGCCCAAGGCCGGGAACTCCAGTAGCCTGGCCAACCACAGTACCGATTCGGCCTGCATTGTTCACGGCAAATTGTGCTGCACGTCCTGGGTTGGAGCCCTGAGCCGCTCCCGGAATGGCGCGATTCAGGGCATCATTAAAACCCGGCCCGTTCGACGAGCCTCCCGACATAGGTCCTACCATACTCTGCCCGCCGCCGGCCCTGCCTGCGAATGGGGCCTCGCGTCCAGCCACCGGAGGCCGGCTTGGCTGCGCGGGTGGGCGTTGATACTTCATGCCCACTTCCTTGGGATTTTGGAAGCGGTATCCTGAGCGTGCCCGTTGGGCCATCAGGTGCCGCTTCATTCTATCCCGATTCGACATACGACTTTCTTCTGCCATGATTATCCCCTGAACGGCTGCCAGCGGGTATTGCCGCTGTATCCGGACTGCTGTGAATTAACCTGATTAAGCTGGTTCTGGGTCTGCTGGTACCCCGTCACCCTAGTTTGCGTAGTGATCCCCTGCGGTCCTTGCGTAGACTGTGCTTGTGCAGTACCAGGACCGGCCGGGTTGTACGTAGTAGCAAACGGCTGCGGTCTGCCCGTAGATTGTCCCTGAGTTTGCGTAGCTTGGGCTTGCGGAATATCCGCCGAAGTTATCGGAACTGCTCCGGTAGTTGATCCAGTACCAGCCGTACTCATATTAGCTACGCGGTTCATAGCGTCGCTATTTCCACTATGCGGTGTTCCCCGAGCCGCGAGGGCTCTATCTGCTCTGATCTTGTCGTACAGCTCCTTGGTAATAGTCTCCCCATCGTGGGTGTATATCGTGGCTCCGTTGGTGCCAGTAGTCACACCCAACTGGCCCTCGTACAACGGCTCCGCCGGCTCAGCTGGCGCTGGTTCATCTTCAGACTCCGGATTCATGGGGTCGGCAGGATCATCAGCAGGAGGGGGTGGTGGGGGTGGAGCGGGGGCCTGCGACTCCTGGTTGGGAGTAATGGCCTTTTCAGTGTACGCGCTAGCTCCGAAGTGTGCTCTGGCATAATCCTGCGCGGCCTTCTTATCGAAGAAACCACGACCATCGGGTCCACCATTTGCCGAGGCCACTCCAATCTCTTCCCAGTAGTAGTTAGCTCCCCGTATCAAATCCAGGGCCAAGGGGTGTGGCTTCCCGGCCGCTTTGTATGCCATTATCTCATCGTACTTCCGCATCGCTTGCTCAAAGCGAGCACGGCTGTACTTCCACCCGCCGATACCTCCCGTCTGCAATCCGCCTCTAGCAAACACGTTGCCCATATTCTGGCCAGTAACCGAACGGCCGCCAGTGGCAGCACTATTACGAGCAGCTGCCTGTTGGTCAGGCGTTAGAACACTAGCCGGCGGTGGTGGTGTTGAAGTTGTGCCCCTATTCTTGTCGCGGTCATCAATAGGATTGCCGTAACGATCTAACTTCGCCATACGTTATCTCCAGTCATTCTCGCGCTGTACTTCGCGCATAATCCTAATCCAGCGATTGTATTCGCGGGTGGTCTTCCCATTAGGTCTTTGATTTTGTGGGTATACATCACCCGGAACCAATAGTATCGGCTTCCACTTTCCATCTACCAGCTCTGACTTAGTGATCATGTTGTCACCCGTCAGCGTACTCTGAGCTATCACCTTACGGCGCTGTGCCTTGGTGAAGCCTAGGATATCTGCGCTGTGATTGATGAACTCAATCTGGGCCATCGCTTGGATGCGATCTTCCTCGTAGTCCCTGTAGTTCTTCCTGAACTCAGCCTCTGTGATCTTGCCCTCTGCGGCATCCCGGATCATGTCCCTCGTTTGCACACTGGCTTTACGTACCAGCAGCTTCTGCGGCCATATAGCGTTCACGAAGCTCTTGTCAAAGAACAGCTCGAACGGCCTCTGGCCCAGCACAAAGTCAGATACGTCCTGGGCGTGCGGGTCATCGCTCGGAGCTACCAGCCTCTCCAAACTCTTCCATGTCTGAGAGCCAGGCGTAAGCATCTGCTGCAACGCCTCGACTCTCTCCCACCCCTCAAGGTCGCCGAACTCGGACTTGCCAGTAGCTGCTTGTAGTACCGCGTCCATCAATGGTTCTTTAGAGGACCATTCCCCGATGAACTTAAAGATGCCCGCTTCGGCAGCACGCGCGGCCTCGCTAACGTCTCCCGTGATAAGAGCGCCCGCCGCCCCGCCCAGGTTCACGCTAAGCTGCGTGATCTGCGAGTACGGCATGGTGTAGCTCATATCCATCACGGTGATAGACTTACCAGGAGTGAAGTCCACTATCCTGTACAGGTTGCTCTGGCCCCAGCCAGGAAGCATAGACCTAAAGAACGGATCGTATGCATCCAGCTCCGTCTTGCCGGGAACGTACCCCTCGTTGGCAATTTTGTCTGTCAACTCACGGGCCAGTTTGGTAACGTCATCTTCGTCATCGGGTGTAGCACCAAACGGCAACGACATCATCCAGCCGAACGCAAAGCCAACGCTGCTCAACATAGCTCCATAGTAAGAACCCATAGCAGACCACGACCATAGACGTTCTGTCAGTCTCTGTGCGACCTTCTGCCTGTTCATTCCGTGGTAGTAATTGGCTCTGGACTTGTCACCCTTCTTGACGTACGCTGCCATCTCGGCTATGTCTCGTATATCGTAAGACCAGTTGCGGATCATCTCGGCGTTGAACGACGGGAACGGGCCGGCGAATAGGTTCACCGACAAGTCCTTCACGAACTCAGGTACACTGGAGTACGTTGGGAACAGATTGCGAATCTTCTT